GTTGCGAACTCGCTGACGAACGCTGCCGGGGTCGTGTGGTTCGCCGCCAACTTCGACGACACCACCGCCGTCGCCGTCAACACCAACGACGTCATCAAGGTCACCCCGACCTGGGTGTACACAGGCTAAGAGCTTGCCAAGAAAGGAACCCCATATGGGCAAGACCACAGGCACGATCGCTCTCAACCAGCAGGACCCACACCACGGCGACGTAATCGACTTCGCCGTCGAAACGAACGCCGACTACCCGCACGTTCTGCTCAACATCACTCAGAACGGCGCGGCCGTATCGACGGCGCAGCAGCCGTACTGGCATGACGACCCGGCCACCAAACAGTTCACCCTGGACGCCCCCGGGTGGACTGGTGGCGGCCACGCGGTCGCAACGCTGATCGACACCGACGAGCAGGGACGCCACGGCAAGGAGATCGCAGAAACGGAGTTCGAAATCCTCGCCTGATGGCGTTCCCTGCCGTCCAGACGGCCGACACCAAGACCGGAACCCAGGCGTCGAACTCGACGTCGTGGACGCTCACCTACCCGACCAACCTCGCCTCCGGCGACCTGATCCTGGCGTTCGTCGGAACGGACGGCAACCCCGGTGTGACGTTCCCGGCGCTGTGGGAGCGGTACAACTGCCCGCTCGCCGGTGGTGGTGCGGCGGCGTCGCTCTACGTTGGCGCGAAGATCTCCGTGGGCTCCGAGACCGGCAACTTCACACTCACCGTCGGTGCGACCGAGCAGGGTGCCTGGCGAATCTTCCGCATCACCGGCTGGAACGGGGCTGCCCTGCCTTCCACCAGCAACAACCTCACTGCGGGTGTGTCGAATAGCGACTCAATGGCACTGTTCGGTTCCTCGGCTACGACCGGCAACCCGGACCCGCCGAACCTTGACCCTGGCAACTGGGCGACAGAGGACACGCTGTGGATTGCTGCCTGCGGTGTGGACACGTCCCGCACGATCAGTGTGTTCCCGCTCACTGACCTGAACACCGCCGACGTATCAGGTGGGTCAACCGGTGCCACGCTCGGCCTCTGCATGAAGAACGACACGGTGTCGTCGCTCAACCCGGGCACGTTCACCATCAGCGCGTCCGACGACTGGGCTGCCGCCACCGTTGCTGTTCGACCCACCGCCGGAACCACCTACACCAAAGCCGGGTTCGGCAAGGAGTCCGCCTAGTGCCTTCCGGCTTTGGTCCGTCCGCGTCTGTTTTCCAGGAGACCGGCCCTGGTGTTGCCGGGACCGTCGGTGCGGGCTTCAAGAACGCCCTCCTGAACAAGACCGGCGCAGGCATCGCGTCCGGCGTCGGTGCAGGTCCATCCGCCTCGATCTTCCAGAAGGCAGGCGCCGGTGTCGCCGGTCTCACTGCTGCTGGAACCAGCCAGCGCGACAGAGTCCGCACGGGTCTCGCGGTTGTCGGTCTCGTAGCGGCAGGGGTACGGCAGCGGGACCGCATCAGAACGGGTGCGGGCATCACAGACTCGGCCGTCTCCGTAGACGACTTCAACCGGGCGGACGAGGACCCGCTGTCCAGCGGTGGGCGGTGGGCACAGCTCGACACCAGCATTGACCCGTACAGGTTGGTCTCGAACACCGTTCGGCCCGAATCGGGCAAGGTCTGGGGAACGGCCTACCTGGTGGGCGAGCAGGTTGCTGACGTCGAGGTCAGCTTCACGCTGGCGGTAGCACCGACAGACGTCAACTCCGAGGTGCTGCTGATGGCCCGCGTGCAGGACCCTGGCGGGTCCGATCAAGCCGACGGCTACATGCTGCGCTGGCAGCAGGACGGCGACATCGCCCTGTTCCGCTTCGTGAACTTTGCGACGTTTCCGGTCACGATCGACATCGACACCGGCTTCTTCATGTCGGACGGCGACCGCATGGCACTCAGGTGTGTCGGCACCACGATCGAGGGCTGGCTCTACCAGTCAGGTGCATGGACAAAGGTCCTGTCGGGCACCGAGGCCACCCACGCCTCAGGCTACGTCGGTTTTGCGCACTTCAACGACACCGGCATCCGCTTTGACGACTTCACGCTGGTCAAGCTGGTCGGGCTTACGGGCGGTGGTGCCTCTGCATCCGTCTTTGTGGAGGCAGGCTTTGGCGCTGTCTCAGGGGTGGGTGCTGGCGCTAGTGCGTTCGTTTCCGGTGGCGGCGTCACCCACACGAAGGCGGGGTTTGCGACCGTCGGACTGGTTGGTGCCGGGCCGTCCGAATCGACGTTTGTCGAATCAGGGTTCGCGCTGGTTGGCGCCAACGCGTTCGCCACCCGGCAAATGGACAAGGTCCGTGCTGGGTTCGCGACCGTCGGTCTCGTTGGGGCTGGGGCCTCCGAATCGGTTTTTGTCGAAACAGGCGTTGGGACCGTGGGGGCGGATGGTCACGGCACGTCCGAGTCCGTGTTCGTCGAAGCTGGGGCTGGTAGCGCCGGAACGATCGGCGCGGGCGTCTCCGAATCCATCTTCGCGGAAACCGGCTTCGCTCTCGTCGGAGCGAACGCGTTCGGCACCCGGCAGATGGACAAGATCCGTGCCGGGTTCGGTATTGCCGGAACCGTTGGTGCCGGGTCGCGTGCGCTGGAATTCACAAAGACCGGCTTCGCCACCGTTGGTGCCGACGGCTACGGGCCGTCCGCGTCCGTGTTCGTCAAAGCCGGGGCGGGTGTCGCCGGGACGGTGGGTGCGGGCGCGTCCGAGAGCACCTTCGTCGAGACCGGTTTCGGCAAGGTCGGCGCTGACGGCTTCGGGTCGCGCGCCAAGGAGTCCACCCGCACCGGCTTCGCGGTTGTCGGCGGTGTCGGCGCCGGTGTGTCCGCATCCATTTTCGCCGAGACAGGATTCTCGACGGTCGGGCTGGTCGCCACCGGTGTGTCCGAGTCGGTGTTCGTCGAGTCGGGCTTCGCCACCGCTGGTGCTAACGGCTCGGGTTCCTCGGAGTCCGTCTTCACCGACAGCGGCTTCGGCACTGTCGGTCTGGTCGCTGCTGGTACGCGCGCGTCCGACCACAGCAGAAGCGGCGTAGGTGTCGTCGGCACAGTCGGGGCCGGGGCGTCCGCCAGCGAGTATTTCAAGACGGGCGCGGGCACGGTCGGCACCATCGGGTCGGGCGAGTCGGTGTTCGTCTTCCAGGAGTCCGGTTTCGGCAAGGTGGGCGCGGACGGCTCCGGCAGGGGCGAACGCGGCGGTGTTCACACCAAGTTCGGCTTCGCCCTGGCCGGTGTTGACGGCTACGGCGTTTCGGCGTCCGTCACACCCGAGTCGGGCGTCGGTGTGGTGGGAACGGTCGGTTCGGGGGCGGGCGCCAGAGAGTTCACAAAGACCGGCTACGCCGCCACGGGGACCGTCGGCAGCGGACCGTCCGAATCTGTTTTCGCCGAGGCAGGCGTTGCCACCGTCGGGACCGTCGGCTCCGGCACGGCGTTCAAAGGCGCGGAGTCCGGCAAGTCCGGCTTCGCGACTGTGGGCACCGTCGGGACGGGCGGTTCCGTGTCGGTGTACGCCAAGCGCGGACACGCGACCGTCGGCACAGCAGGGTCGGGCGTCAGGTTCTTCATCTGGGCGCGCCAGGCTGCGCTCACCGCGACGGCAACCATCGCCGCCGCTCCGCAGAAAGAGTCGAACCGGGCTGTCTCACTGGCGGCGACCGCAACGGTCAGCGTTTCGGCTGTGCGGATCGCGCTGGGGGCGGCCAGCCTCGACGCCAACGCAGACATTGAGGTTGCTGGAGGCGGGCCACTCACCGACCGTTCGGCAGCGCTCTCGGCCACCGCAACCATCGAAGTGGGTGGCGGCCAGAGGGTGCTGCCGCCGGTCGTGGCAGGGTCGATCGACGAGGTGCTGGCGGGCCGCATCGCCTACTACGTGGGCGGCCATATCGCGACAGCACAGAAGGGTAAGGTGACCGCGTGAGCCAGGTCATTACGTTCGAGGACTACACACCTTCTCCTCGATACGACGAACTGCCCTGGACGGAAGCGCGGATCGAGGAGGGGGCCACAGCCACAGGGCCGTGGACACAGATCGACGTGATCACGCTCGACCCTGTCGATCCCGACCCCGCGCATCCGCTCAGCAGGGACTTCACCACCGAGAACGCCGACGACGCGTTCGGGCTGTGGTACAGAATCGTTTTCGCCGACGAAACCGGCGACCTGCTGCAACCAACGCTGCCGGTGCAGAACGCGCCGCTGGCCGACCACAACTACGTCACCAGGGAGCAGCTGAAAAGGTCGCTGGAACTGTCGGGGCTGTCCTACGCCGACAGCGACATAGACGTTGCTATCGCCGCCGCATCCAGAGGCGTCGATGAGATCACCCAGCGGCGCTTCTGGCTTGACACCGTGGCCGACGACAGGTTCTACACGCCCCGCTGGTCGAAACTCGACATTGACGACCTGGCCGAACTGACGGCGGTGGAGGCGATCGACTCGGCCGGTACCGCCTCAGCGGTGCTGACGGAAGGAACCGACTTTTCGCTGTACCCGATCAACGCGCAGCTCGACAACAGGCCGTTCGAGGCGCTCTGGCTGCTCAGCACGTCGTCGTACCCGACGTACACCTGGAGTCCGCCGTTCCCCGACCTGGTGAAAGTCACAGGCCGGTTCGGCTGGCCGACGCTGCCCTCCGAGGTGGTGGCGGCAACCACGATCTTGGCGACACGCTATCTGCGCCGCCAGCGGGAGGCGCCGTTCGGGATCATCACTGTCGGGATCGAGCAGGGGGCGGCCATGAGGATCGGCAGGTACGACCCTGACGTCGAGAACCTGCTCTGCAACTTCAAGAAGCCGAGAGTGATGATTTCCTGAATGGCTGACATGACAGCCGTCCGGGAGGCGCTGGCGGCCAACCTCTCGGTGATCCCGAACGTGCAGGTTTCCGCCTACATGCTGGCGAACCCTTCGCCCCCGGCGATCCATCTTTACCCAGGGCCAACAGAGTTCCATCAGGCGATGGGCGGTGGCGCCGAGTTCTGGTCGTTCACCGTGCAGGCGTTCGTCGCTTTGGTTTCCGACATAGGTTCCCAGCAGAGGCTGGACAGGATGCTCGCATCGGACGGTCCGGATTCGGTGCGGGCGGCGTTGGAGTCCGACCCAACGCTAGGCGGTGAATGTGACGACTTGATCGTCACAGAACGGACGGGCTACCAGATTTTCTCGCCGCAAGGCAGGGGCGAGATTCTGGGGGCGGAGTGGTCGGTCCGAGTGCTGACGTAACATCGAAACAAGGAGAGACGAATGGGGAAAATGATCCTCAGAAACGTCAGCGTGATGGTCAATGGCGTTGACCTGACGCAGCGCGCCAGGTCAGTGAACATCGACACATCCGCGGACGAGATCGACGTCACCGCCTTCGGTGGGTCCGGCTGGCGCGAGTTCGAGCCGGGACTGAAGGCGGGCACGATCGAGGTCGAGTTCTACCAGGACTTCGACGCTAACTCGGTGCACGCAACACTGTGGCCGCTGGCGGAATCGAGCGAGGAGTTCGAGCTGCGCATCGGCCCCGACGGAGACACCGGCGCAACAGACAACCCGGTGTTCACCGGCGACGTCAAGCTGTTCGGTTACAGGTTCCTCCAGGGCGAAGTGGGTGCCGCCTCAACCAACCCGGTCACCTTCCGCCTGACTGGGGCACCCACGCTCGACACCACGTGAGCTTCCTGGAAATCCGCTACGGCGAGGTCCTCCTCTTGGAGGGGGACCTCGCTTTAGTCCCGGACGAGGTTACGCCCAGCATGGCGAAGAAAATGCAGAAGGTGGGAGAGAACGTGACCCGTGTCGCCCGTGCGGGCTTCCTCTCCTACGCGGGAGGCAAGCCGAGGGCGGATATCACCGCTGCCGGGTTCAGGAGCGCGTCCGGCATCGTGCGGAGATCAAGGAACACGGAGGCGTACGCTTCTATCGGTCAGACGCTTTCCCGCACAGGTCGGCGGCGCCCACAGTGGACACACCTCCAGCTCGCCTTCGGGTTGGAGCCTGCACTGGCAACACTGTCCGACCGCAACAAGCAACTGATCGTCGATGGAGTATTCGGTCCTGTAGAGAAGCACGTCCTAAGAGAGGCGAAATCAGATGAGTGAACCCGGGTTCGAGATCAAGGGCAGGTTCTATCCGCAGCCGCAGGGTTACACCCTGCCCGACACCGTGCTGATCTACGAGGTGACGGGAATGGAGCTGGAGGAGTTCGCGGCCGCCCTCGACATTGACGCTCCCGGCTACATGCGGGCGTTCCCGGGCATGATCGCCGTCGCCGTCTGGCGTGTCCACAAGAACTGGCGGCGCGAGAAGGTGCTGTCGTTCCTCCAAGAGGTCGCCCTGGACGACATTGTGCCGGTCGGCATGGAGGAGGAGGAGGAGGGGGAAGCCAGCCCTCCTCAGACGGAGGAGGAACCGACACCTGGATCGGAGGACTCCGAGACGTCAGCCGACAAATCCGGTTCCGACTCGGATTCTCCCTCGGAAGGGTCGAGCCCGAAATCCTCTGGGAGCCTGCGATCGGTTACTGGACTCGGGTCATAGGCCCAGAGCAGATGCAGACCCTGTATCTGCATCAGTACCTGGCAATCTTGAAAACGATCGACGAGAACTCCGCTGACGCGTTGGAGACGATGAATGGCTGACCGCCGGGCGCGCGTCCAGGTCATCGGTGACGCCAGCTCCTTCATCAAGGAGATGCGGCGCGCCAACCGTGAAATGGCGAAGTTCACGGCTGGCGTCAAAGCAAGCCAGGTCGGCTCCGTCGCTATGGCGGAGATGCAGGTCACGCAGGCGATTGCTGCCGCGGACGCGATGAAGGCGCAGGCGGCGGCCTTTGGTGTTGTTGCGCGCGAAAGCAGCAAGCTCGAAGGCGGGGCGCGTAGGGCGGCGACAGCAACCAACATGCAGGCGCAGGCGCAGGCGAAGCAAATCCAGATGGCTGCCACCACGCGCAGCGAAGTGGACCGGCTGAACGCCTCGCTGAAACGACACGAAGCTCAGACCGGCCGGACCGTTCGTGGTGCTCTTGCCGGTGCTGGCGCGTTCACCCAGCTCGGCCGCTCGATCGCGTACGCGTCAGGGACGTTCCTCGTGTTTGCGGTCGCGGCGGGAGCACTCAGAGCCGCGGTCGGTGCTGCCGCCCAGTTCCAGCACACGCTGAACACGATCGTCGGTCTCGCTGGTGGCGCCAGGAAACAGGTGCAGGCGTTCGGCCAGGAGCTGCTCTCGCTCGGGCCGAAGGTGGGCCAGACGCCGCAGCAGCTGGCTGACGCCCTCTACTTCGTCGCGTCGGCCGGTATCGACGTGGACAAACAGATGGAGACCGTGACGGTCTCGGCGAAGGCGGCGGCGTCCGGGCTTGGGGATACGGCCACGGTCGCCGACGCGGTCACGTCGGCGATGAACTCGTACGGCCAGGAGGCCATGTCGGCGACCCATGCGACGAACGTGTTGGTCAACACGGTCCGCTTCGGCAAGGGCGAGGCTTCCACGTTCGCGCCTGTCATCGGTCAGGTTGCGGCGCAGGCGGCGGAGCTGGGCGTCAAGTTCGAGGAGGTTGGCGCCGCCCTGGCGACCATGACGGTGTTCGGCGTCGATGCCTCCACCGCCGCGATCCAGTTGCAAGGCGTCTTCAAGGCGTTGATCGCCCCGGGCGCGCAGGGCGAGAAGATTTTGAAGAACCTCGGCACTTCGTCTGAGGCTTTGACGAAACAGCTCGGCGAGCACGGGCTGCTGTCGGTGCTGGCAACACTCGACAAAGCCTTCGCAGGCAACACGCAGGCCGCACGCAAGTTCTTCGGTGACGTCCGTGCCTTCCGCGGCGTGACCGAGCTGGTCGGCAAGAACATCAAGACCACCATCCGCATCTTCGACCAGATGAAAGACTCGACGAAGGCGCTGTCGATCGCTTTCGGCGCCGTGTCGAAGGACCCGATTCTTCGCTTCCAGGCGTTCCAGGCTGCCTTGCAGGCGTTGGAAATCACGATCGGCTCAGCGCTGCTGCCGGTCGTGCTCGACCTGACCGACGCCATCACGAAGTTCGTGGGCGACCCAAAGCGGCTGGAGCAGGTCAAAGATCAGGTCGGCGCTATCGCCGAAGCCTTCCGCGACATGTTCAACGTGGTCAAGCAGATCGTCATACCGATGCTGCGACTGACGGATGACGTGGCCGACGGGCTTGGTGGCTGGGGCAACACGCTGAAGGCGGTAATCGGCCTGTGGATCGCTTTCAAGATCGCCGCGATCACAGCCATGACCCGCTTCCGGGTCGTCAACGGCCAGGTGACCGCCTACACCTACCGGAGTGCCGTCACCAGCGGCCTCGCCTGGGTGAAAGCCGCGTTCCAGGCTGAGACGGCGTGGCGCAAGTTCGCGGCAAGCCAAGCCAGCAGACAGGCGATGCTGGCTCGCTTCCCGGCGGCTGGAGCAGGGATCGCCCGCAACCTCATGGCGCCCGAACGTCCCCGGCGTCCCATCATCGGCCGTCTGCGCACTCCCAGCATCGTCCCGACAGTCGGGAGCGAGGTTGCCGGTTTCGCGCGACTCGCCAGTCGCATGATGCGAAGCGCCGCCGCCGTTTCGGCAGCCTGGATTGCGTCTGCGGCGAAGGTGACGGCCGCGAATGTTCAGGCGGCAGCAACGTCGTCGGCGGCGTGGGTGAAGGCAACCGCCCAGATGGTCGTCTCGGCCGCCAGCACCTCTGCGGCGTGGCTCAGAACGGCGGCCCAGGGCATCGCTGCCGCCACCCAAATGCAGATCCACTGGATCAGGGTCGGCCGCAGAATGGGTGGAATCTCCCAGGCGGTCTCCATGAGCTGGCTGGGAACGTTCAGGCTTATCGCCGCAGCATCAATCAGGACTGCTGCCACGGCGACCGTGAGCGCGGTAAGGACGGCGGTGGCCTGGGTCAGGTCGTCGGTCACAACCTCGGCCGCGAGCCTCAAAGCGTCGATCGAAACCCAGATTCACTGGTTCCAGGTTGGCCGCCGGATGGGCGGAATCGCCCGGGGCGTGTCCATGACCTGGGTCGGAGGTTTCCTGCTGATGGCACGGCAGTCGCAGCTGGCGGCGCTGCTTTCCACCCAGGCGTGGGCGAACTTCGGCAGGCGTGTCAGGGCCGCGTTCGCTGGCGTTTCGGCGAGCGGGTCCGCGGTCGCAGCCTCGGTGGCCTGGCGACGGTCGGCGGCAGCATCACTTGCCGCCTGGAAGGCTTTCGGCCGAGGGGCACAAGCCACGGCGCGAGCGACAGGGATCGTCGTCTCGGTCACCGCAAGAGCTGCGGCCACGGCGATCAAGGCGGCGCTCATCTCCACCGGCATCGGCATCCTGTTCGTGCTGATCGGCGAGGCGATGGTGCAGATCATGCTGCACTGGAAGGAAATCTCACGTGCGGGCCTGAGAGCGTTCGGCGAACTGAAGAAGGTGGGGCTCGCCACCTTCGACGCCTTGAAGGGCGCAGCGAAAATCTACGCGGGAACGATCATGACCGGCCTGCTGGGACCGATCCGCATTCTCCTGGAGGTGATGTCACGGCTGCCGCTGGTTGGTGACAGGTTCAAGGGGGCGTTGGAAGCGGTCAGGTCTGTGTCAACCGACCTGGTCAGGTCGGGCTTCCAAGACATAACCAACGCCTCCTCCCGATTTGGCGAGGAGGCGGGCAGGAAGTTCGGCGACAGCTTCCGCGAATCGTTCATGGCGGCACTTGCTCGGATCAATGTGGCGGAGGGGATCAGCCGCCAGCTCGACGAGATCGAGGCTGCGCGCGGGCCACGCTTCGAAAGGACAGGAATCTTCATTCCCCAGCTGTTGCCGGGACAGACACTCGCTGGTAGCGCCGGATATCAGGCGCTGCTGCTCAGGCAGGCGAAGATGGAGGCGCTCGGCAGCAAGTCAGACCAGCTCGCGGTCGCCAAGGAGATCAGGGACTTCCTGCTGCGAATGTACCGCTCCGCGACACTCGACGACGCACAGCAGAAGGAAGTTCTGGACGCGATCAAGGAGGCCAAGGACAAGGTCAAATCGCTGATGAAGGGTGTAGGCGACGCGCTCACCCTCAGCGCCAAGCAGGAGTTCGCCCAGGCGAAGGCGGCGGCGGTGGGCACGAAAGCCGACCAGCTTGTGGTCGCAAGGTCGATCCGCAACTACATCCAGGGAATCATCGACGCAGGCAAAGGCGGCCTGAAGTTCCTCGCTTCCGCATTCCAGGCGTTACAGCAGGTCAACCAGCAGATCGCCCAGCTGCAAGCGGACCTGCTGGTTCCGCAGAACCTGCTGCTCGCCGAGGCGAAGGCTGCGGCAGTCGGAACACAGAAACAGCAGCAGCGGGTTGCCGCCCAGATCGCCGCCGCAATCAAAAGGCAGATTGATTCAGGGAAGTTCCACGGGGACGCCCTGATCGCGGCCTACAACAGGCTGGCGCAGTACCGCAAAGACGCAGCCGAAACAGAGACCGATGCGGTCAACAAGCACGCCGAAATGTTGAAGGACGCGATCGGCAAGGTCACCGACGCGATCAACGAGGCCAAGAGCCGGATCGGCGACCTGTTCGGCGGGCCGCTGCTGGAGCCGACAACGAAACAGACGATGCTCGCGTTGGGCGCGCCCGGTTTCTCGATCGAGCAGCTCACCCAGGACGTGGCCGCACAGACACGGCTGGCGAGACAGTTCAACCAGGCGCTCGCCCGCATCACCCGCCGTGGCGCCCCCGGAAGCTTCGTGGAGGAGCTGCGCGCCAAAGGTGTGGAGGCACTGCCGGAGGCGCTGACGATCGCGAACGCAGGCAAGGCAGAGTTCGCCAAGTTCTTGAAGTCGATCCGCGGCCGCGAAGACCTCGCCAAGAAGATGGCGTTGATCGAGCTGCGCGCCGAACGGGTGAACCTGACCGCCAAAAACATCGTGGCCCAGCTAACGAACGCACAGTTGAAGTCGTTCGT